ATGATAATAGAGACTTTGAAGGTCGCATGGTTGAGGTTACTAAGACTGTAAAGAACTGGCCTTGGGAATCTTGGTACGACGATAGAACTTATACAGATGCAACTGGTAATGTAGTTCGTGCATATGAAGATGGTGCAGATATGACCATCACAGAAATGCAAATGCAAGGTGATGGTGTACCCGATAGACCAGGAAGTAAATTATGGGATAAACCAGTAAGAACTGGTATGACTAGAAACTACAGCACCAGTATTGGTTTGTCCGCAACACTATCTTTACCTCTTGATGGTGGATTACAAGAGCGTTGTAAACAAGCAGCAGAAACTCAAATTGCATTACAGGGTCAATTACTTGCCAATAAAAGATTGGATTTTGAAATAGCTCGCCTCAAGAATTGTGGTGAATTAATGCAAAAAGGAATTCGCTTTCATCCTCGAAGCCCCTATGCAAAAATATGTGCGGATGTCATAGTAATGAACAAAAATGCTATTGCACCACACAAACATTCAATACCACAACCTACTTCTTCAGGGGTCGAACAGAACGCAACGACTTCACCGCGTGGTTCCTCTGACGCTGCTCAGCAATCCTCTCACTCGCACTCTGTATCGGGATCTTCTTACCCCGTAAGGTCGCAATCTTCTTCATTACCTTCTTCACAACCGGTTTCACAACCTTTAACAAGAGATCAGCAAGAGGTTTTGCGAGCAGTGCAGAGGTCGTTGCCACAACAGCGATAGATCCTGTAGTAGTTACCATACCTGCTGATGGTATGTTCTGAAGAATCTGATCTGGAACAGAAAGTGTCTCAAACACTGGAAGACATTCTTTCCCGACAGTTTCGTATGCAATAATCTTAGTATTACCTTCTAAAATTTTTCCTATTGGATTCTTTAACTGCTGTGCCCTTGTAGGACACTCTGGTAACGGTGCATCAGTTTTAGGAATCCGTGGTGATGCTGGTGGTGAAGGTGCTTCTGATTTTGGTGGAGCAATTTTGGGGGGAGGTGGTGTTTCTGTGGTGATTGTTAATTTATTCGTATCATAATCAATTGGTGTGAAGCTAGGAGTTCCAGCATCACACAGGGTCATAACACCATCAGGGTCTTCCTCTCTGAGTGCAGTATTCTTTTGACTATCTTTATGAACCTCAACACAACCAGGAATATTTACAATTGGTACACCAACTTCAGTAGTAACTGGTGGATAAATTGGTAATGCTTGAGGTGGTTCTAACAAATAATTTGAAGGTGTATTAATTCTAATAGTGTTAATATCACCTCCCTTTAATCTAATATTAGGAATATCCATTAACAATCATTAAATACTTCACCAACTTGTGAACCAATCTCTGAACCAGCTTTCTGTCCTAGAAGCAATGCCCAACCACCTGCTAACCATCCAACATAAGGGATACCAGAGAGTGCAGGGACAGCAACACCAGCGGCAATTGCACTACCTGCCATTGCACCTTGTGATCGTGCTCCAGCGTCCGCCACGATGCACTCTACTTCTTTTGCACTCTTTCCCTCACCGTCCAGTGTTGAGGCACCTCCCATATTACGGGTACCATCCATCGTATATTGATCACGACGGAACTCACGACGCATTTCTGTTTGAGGTCCAAACAATCCCTTCTTATGTTTATCTAAAGTCAGAGATCTATCAGACTCAAGAATTGTTGGATCATTTGCACGATATTTAATCCTATATCCATCTTTGTCTGCTTCAACTTCATAAGAAGAATAATCACCTCTGGGAAATTGAATGACAGGATAGTCGGGTTTATTTTCCTGTACCAGATACCCAAGCAAACCTACATGAGCAACAGCAAAAACACTCCCAACAACAATAGCAACCGTCTTCATAGAAGACTTTTTTGAAGTTGGTTCTGGATGATAATCACCAGGTTGCTCCTTATTATTAAAAGGGTTCATAATGAAGGTATGACAGAACCAGTTGTAGAAGGAATAGCACCGCCAGTTGCTTTAGGTAACTCAGGCATTGCTGCATCCAACATTCCAGGGAGTGCCCCTGCAATTGCTTCTGTTGCTGCTGCTGTAATCTTTTCTCTTGCCTCTTCAACCATTACATCCTTATTAAGATATAACCAAGTACCACCACCAACAACGGAAGCAGATACAACAAAAGACGACAGCGCAAGTACATTGATTAGTTTTTGCATAATTGTTCCTTATTTTTTAACACAAATAACTCTGTTAGAAGAAACCAACCTACAGTCAAATGCAGGAGTATTTAGAGAACTAACAACTGTAGCAATAGTAATTGTTGACAACATAGCAGTTTGAGCAACAATTAAGTATGGAATTAGATCTTTTAATTTTTTATTAGATTCTTTTTTCATTCAACTAATGTGCCAAGTGCTCTACGAATCTCACGAAGTTCTTCAAAGTTTTTCTGTTTTGTCCCACCATCATATTCCCAGGCATAACCCTCATTAATCATCAATTCATTTAAAGATACTTGAGCATCTCCGATGTAAAGCCAACCGAGTAATCTACCATACTTGCCCATACCACCAACCAACTCAGTGCGGATAATAAGATCATCATCCCCACTAATGGCACCATCCAACTTCTCCTTGAGCCAATTCGTCGCATGGATTCCTAGCTCCTTTTCTTCCAAGTCTCTTGTGCGTTTCTCTGGTGTATCTACACCAGCAACTCTAACTCTTTCTTTTTTGTAAAGATCAAATCCAAGATCAATAGTGACATCAATAGTGTCTCCATCAACTACCCTGTTTATCTCTATCACTCGAAAGTTGTAGCAACTCTTCCGACTCGGTGGTGTCATTGCTCCCATAAGATTCTCTTTCGTCAACTAGTAGTATATATCTAATAACCCAAGAAACACCTACCAAAAGTATTAGAATGCTAATTATCACACTCCATACAGGATCATTTATATCATTCAAAGGTCTTAACAATAGGTTCATTGCTTAGTTTCAATTGCAGAAACGACAGGAGGTTCTTCTTTCTTCTTGGTAACTGCTTTTGCATTACCACCTGCCTTAGCAGGACTTAATCCGAACGCAGCTAAAGAACCGCTAAAGACCGAGGCTATAAATGTCGGATCAAAATCTAAAATCTTTTGACCGTTTGGAAGTCTTACGTAACTGAACGTAAGAAGAGAGGCAGACCAAATAAGTACAACAACTTTTACAAGATTACCAAGGACTTCACTCTTATCTTCATCATGGTCTTCCTTTTCTACAACTTTGGACTTATCTTCTGCCATTTGTAGAGTAGCAAGGCTCAGCTATTTAGGGTTCTAACGTTTCTACTGTGATGTTTGTTTGATTTATTTCATTGTATCTTTGACAGAGAACATCACTTCCTTGATGTTCCCATTTGTGATATGCACTTTTTAAGTTTTGGAGGTAATCAGTGCCACCGAGACCGACCATTTCGTCGGCAACGATTTTCTTGATTAACACATCCCTTGTTAAATGTGTCATATGTAAGAATAGTTTTCCAACAACAAACTCTTACATTATAAGACTGAAAAGATTTAAGTCAAGGAGTTTATCTTGGGTGGTCTTCAAAAATTATTTTGAATGTTATTATTTAGATATTTTTTTTCTTCCTGATACGGTTGCTTCTCTCCAGACCAAAGTTCATAACCCTGCACAAGATCTGGAATCAACCACTGATCTACCCTGTAGCAGTACTTCCAATTAACAGGTTGAATACAATTCATCACAACCACTTGAAAGAATGCTACTAGATGAATCCAAAAAGAATACATCAGTTCTTAATATATCCTTCTTCTTCCAACCACTCACGGGTCATTGGGGTTGGTTCATAATCAGTCCACATTGTACCCCGAGCACACGATTGGAGTGCTTCCATGGTCATACCCTCAGTGCGACTGCCCATCTGCTCTGCTCTCCCAAGGAACAGCATTTGCTGGATAAGTACGTTCTGCCATTACACGCCAGATCATAGGTACTTCCTCTTCAGGTTTAATAATAGCAATCAGAGAGTTATTGATAGAACCTGCCATACAGTCTTGAGCAGCGTGCCATCCTTCATGACGCATAACTCGCATCAAGTAATTGGTGCTCCCCATAAACTTGCGATTAAGAAAAAAGTTGTTACTTACCGTATGATAAACACCACGGTGAGTATGTGGGAAATATTTACTGTCTGCTAGAAACACCCCAACTCCGACCTGTTCAAGAGCGACAAGCATTGCGTTGAACTCGTCAGCAACAAAATCAAAATCAGTATCGGGATACTCATCAGCAACAGTTGCGATACTTTCGATTTTATCCACTCCATTAGTACACTCTCGAAGTAGCATACACCCCATGGCATCCATAGTATGGTAACCCTTGGTGATCTTAGGGTCGTGGTTTGGGTCGGAAAGGGCAGGTAGGGCAACCGCTACCGCAGCAACCGCTGCCATCATAATTTTTTTCATTTTGCGTAATAAGCCTCATAGTACTTTACAATTCCATCGGTTCTCATATA